TCTTGCGGGTACGTCATCAGCCCGTTCTTTTTTACCTAGAGGTACAAAGCCACCACTTCGTAAATCCATTTCTTTGCCACCTAGATTCATTATACCACCATCTTTTTTACCTTCAACCATTATTAATGTTTCACTCATCTCTTCATCATCTCCACCTGTCATTTCTCTACCCATATCATCAACAGCTTGTTTAGATATATCAGGTAATCTGTCATACATTGCTCTAGCCATTTTATAATTCATACCCATTGGCGTGGCTACTTTGTATAATGTAGTTGCGATATCTACTAATGTTGATGCAACTTTTTCTAGTCCTGAAGGTCTTACATCTTCCATCATAGACTCTTCCATAACTTCTTCTTTACCTTTTGGTCCGACTTCCATCTCATCAACGTCAGCCATTATGATACCACCTTTTTCAGCCATGGTTCTTTGTTCTTTAACTTTTTGTCTTCTTTTAAATTCTTTATAATCGTCAAGTAATTTTTCTCTTCTCATTCTTTTCTCCTCTTTTCCTCTCCCTTCTAGATATTCTTTAAAAGTTATACCACCATTTTTGTATCCTATGATTCCACCATCCTTTGCTCCCTGGTACTCGACGCTTTGTGATCTAACAAAATCTTCTACCTCACCTGGACTCAAAGCTTGATCACCAAACGTATCACCAACATTACTGTAGTATTGTCTTAAGTATGGTTGTAATCTTACAATTCTGTCTTGATATTCTTCTTCAGTTTCTTCTTCTCCTTTTGCAAGCAAACCACCTAATAAACCTGCTCCTGCTCCAATACCTAATATACCTTTTGTTGTTCCTAAACCTTTTAGTTTATCAAGAAAACCTGCACTTCTTCCAAAATCTTGAGGTGCACCTAACATAAAATTTTTAGCTTTTAAAAAACCAGGTATTTTATTAAACGCAAAACCACCTGGACCAAAACCACCGCCTAAAGCATAACCACCTAATCCTATAACAGCTGCTTTACCTATGGGGCTTTTAAGTACCTTTTTGATAGGTCTAGTAATCTTCTTTACGAGACTGCCTAGTCCGTATAATTGTCTTGGTTCTTGCATTCTTGAAATTGCCATAATCTTTTAAAATATCCTATTTTTAATCGTTTTACAACTCCTTCGATTGAGCACCAATATTGATTTGAGCGACCTTAACGTGCACATCTCTTCTTATATGTTCTCTTTGAGTAGCAGTATTAGGGTCATTTACATCAGCATCTGCCTCAGCGTCTGACATATATTCTTGTCCTGTCTGCATATTAGTTAAAGTAATCTCTACTTCAGGGGTAATAACCTTAGTTTTTTTACCCTCTATTATCTTAATTTCTTCCTTAGCTTCTTGTTCTATGAACGGCATTTTCCTCCTATGATCGACTAATCTGTAATACAGAAGCGGTCATCTTTATTACATTAGTCTGTGTTGTTTGCATTTTTAATATATCTCCTGCTTCAAGTATAAGGATATTGTTAAATGTGAGTAAATCAACCCCATTACTTGCAAGAACATTCGATACTTCATATTCAAAATCAGTAGAACTTGAGGCATCAAAAACTTTACTTGTAACATCTAACGCACTCCCGTGTGTGTTAAACAATTTAATTGTTTTAATAATACTAGTTGTAGCGTCAGGTGAAGTGTACATACTAACATCACTTCCTGATGCGTTAACCACTGCTTGAATATTCTTGTATACATTAGCCATTACAATGAAAAGAAAGTAAATCTCTCTGTTTCCTCCTTTTGATTTTGTAAGAACGTTGAGTTTAATTGTTCAACAATTGCTCGTAACGCTCTGTTGATTTGCCTTTGGTTATCAACTTCGTATCGTTCTTTTGGTTCTGGTAATCTAACTACTATTTTTGTCATTATTCTGTATCTCCTGGGGAGAAGGGATCATCATAGTTTCCTGTAGATTTATCAAAGCCACCCGAATATCCTGATCCTGCACCTGTTTCATCTCTATAGGCTCTATCACTTCTTTTCTGATCTCTTTGTCTTTGTCGTTCTAATTCTTTTTGTTGTCTTGCTTCATCAGCTAACTTTTTAGAACCCATGATTTTTTCTTGTGCTTTTCTTAATAATGCTATTCTAGCAGCTTTTTTCTCAGCAGATAAAGTTCCTTTGTTAATTCTGTCTATTCTTTTTTCAAAAGTTTCATCGTCTATTAAACCTAAATTATATCCTGCCATAATATTATTAGGATCTAAATAATTTCCTGTGTTTACAATTCTGCCTATATTATCAACGCTTATACCTAAATTACCTGCAATGCCTTCTTGAATTGATCTTGTATTAACAGGAAGAAATCTATTGGCTAAACCTGCTATACCTTTAATCGCACCACCGACAGGATTTATTGCTGTGCCTACTAAATTAAAAAGTGGATTGTCCATTAGACCTTTTACTTTTCCAATTCCTTTTGCTAACATACTTTGTTTACCTGGTTCTAAATTTACATTAGGCATATCTCCATAGTATGCACCAGCTAACGTTGCTTCATTTGCAAACGGATCTTTAATACCCATACTTGCTAGTTGATTACTTCTTTGCATAGCTTCAAATGCTGCGGGCACTCTAGGATCTGTTCTAAAAGATTGAACATTATTCATTATACCACCGCCTCCTCCACCTGTCGGAACAAAAGGATTAAAACCAGGAGGAGTTACTTGTGCCCCGGTCCCTGTTCCTGTGTTAGCCCCGCCTCCACCAAGATAATAATTGTATAAATCAAAAACCCTATTAGGTGTAGGGGTATAATTTTCCATAAAATTAACAACAGGTTTAACCATTATCTTCTCCCATCAGGTTGTAGATCAATTCTAACTGTTCCAAATCTCCAGCTTTCTGAAGTTCCTGTGTTAGCGATCTTAATATTTGCAAAGCGTCCACGTGCTCTTGTATCTATCTTATCAGTAGATGAAGTTATAGTAAATGGACTATAGGTGCTTGTTGTGTCTGATTGTGCAGGAAAATTTTTAATTCCTACTGTAACAACAGCATTTCCTGTTAATACTTTAAAATTAGGTAGTATTCTTCTCATTGCTAAAAAGAATTCACCACTACCTTGAACGTCTAAATCAAAATCATACGATTTTATATTTGATGCAATAGCTGTAGTTGTTCCATCAGGATTAATTTGATCAGTTCCTACTTCGTGTTCAAAATAGGTTGTTTGACCTAGTCCACTTAATCCTACAACACTAGGAAAAGTTCCATCTGATGAACTATCAAATTTAGTTGCAAAAGGTTTTGGATATACAATAGAGTCAACCCAAGTAGTCCTTGGTTCATTTCCTGTATACCATATTAATCCGTTTTGTGGATTAGACTCACCGTAGTTATAAACCACATATCTGTTATTATAAGTTGATCCTGAAGTGGGGTACCACCACACGACTTCTGAAAATAAATTATTAATACCTGCACAAACTTGTTGTCCTTTCGTAGTATCAAAGTCATCATAAACATAATCTTCTACTGATGATAGCAATGTTTTAACCGTACCATCAAAAGCAAAGAAACCATTATTACTTATCCAATACGCAACACCATCGATTTCAACGGCTGCATTCTGACCTATTAATCCACAGTTAGTACCTACTTGTTCAAAACCAAATGTAAATGGAGCTCCAACAAATTTCATTGTATAAAGGGCGTTATCAGTCCACACCAATATATTTTCTTTAGCAACTAAAGCACCTACAATTTTTGTACCATCTTGTAATCTTTGTGTACCCGCTGAATTAATAGCTGTAGGTGTATAATCATTTATTGATTCTTGATCTGAGAATCTAATAAACATATCATCTTGCGTAGTTGGATCACCAATCGTTGTTTCTGTTCCAAAATGAATTAAGTGTCTTGTTGTAGGTGATATTAAAGTTGTTCTTGTTGCAGTAGGATTACCTAAGCTTCCACTAATTGCAGTAGAAAAATTAGTAGTAGTTTTTGATGCTCGTGTTGTAAAGTTAGTAGCAATAGAAGAATCCCAAGTAAAAGTTTCGCCATTAGCAATAGTTGCAACTAAAACTTGACCAAAGTT